TTTTTTGACTCGTTACTGTAATGAAGCAGTCCATGGATGATCTTACTAATCAGGCCATAGATATGGTGCTGAAGAATAACGCACTACAAGAACGTATCGTAGAACCTTTAAGAAAGAAAATTGTACCGTACGCATTATGTGCTATCATGTTTAATATTATTATGTTTGTACTCATTGTGTATCTGGTTCGTCGCGTATCTCACCTTCCTCAATATCACTCGACGTAGTACTTCTTGGTTCGAACAATCTCGCGACACCTTCGAGTGGACCACCTTTCGTCACCGCAGTGACCGTGTGAATCGTCTTAGGTTTGTCGAGTTTGAGCTTTGGGATCGCGCGCACGTCGAGAATTTCGGGTTTCGTGAATATGTTATCCAATGGATATTCCTTTTCAAACGACACGAGAATATTCGTCGGAATCGCCGGGGACTGCTCGATGAGACGATCGTATTCGGTCTTCGTGTTCGTGACAAATTCAAGACCGTTGGATGCGCGTTCACATCGTGCGAGTGCGAGCGTCAATCGCACGTTACGCGATAAAAGACCGTACGAAAGCGCCGCAGCCTTGTGGTTTTCCATGAGTTCGTTAATTTTTAAAAATTGCATGACCGTGGCGACGAGACCTGCGATGAGGTTCATACCCCCGATGATTGAGGGAACCATGGAACGCATGGATTCCGGAAACTGTTCTTGGGCGAAATTTGCAGTGCCTGTGATCGTACTTAACACGATGACTGGCAATGTAAAACGCATAGATAATTTTTTATACATGAGAAATGCCCTGTGGTGCATGTATCTGTAGCATCCGGCAGCTTCACCCCACTGTCTTAAAATGGTTTCGTGTTGGTCATTCCAACTTTCGTCGCGGAGTTGCATTTCACGCTTTTTTAACGCATCGTCGTCAATAATTTCTCCATTCATAGTACAGTAGATGAATATTATATTTGCAATCCATCTCGCCTTTTTCATCTCGATGTTTATCGTACCGTTCACAGGACGTACGCAACATCTGGAATTTTATTCACTTCTCGTGCCGTTTCTCTTCTTTCACTGGACGACGAACGACGACACGTGTGCGTTGACGCAACTCGAGGTGTGGCTCACTGGAAAGACTAAATACGAAACATTCATGGGGAAGGTTATGAGTCCTATATATAACGTCGATGATCACGCCGCGAGTTATTTCATCAAAGTGGCCTTCTTCTTTTTATGGCTCGTGGTCCAGTTCAGGCTCGGTCGACTCGATGAGGCATTTGCACCCTTGAAACATCTTCTCCGTAGATAGAAATGAAACACAAGACATTGACACGTCTCTTAATAGTCGCCGTGCTCGCACTCGGAGTGCTCGTGTACATGAAAAGTCGACCCATCGTGATTGTCCGACAAGCACCACCACCGGCGATCGTCCAGCGCCGACCCGTCTCGACGCGCGCACCCGAATTCAGGGAAGCCCCCATCAAGACATACAAACCTGGACACACGCAACAAATGGGACTTTTGCTCGGGGACAATAACGAAACCTTACCTTTGTACGGTCGTGAAGTGCGTGGTCATCGCGATCGCTATCACTATTACACGACGACGTCCGGTGAAAACTTGTACCCGCTCACGGTGTCACACAACGGTCGTGAGTGTACAGAAGATATCGGATGTCCCGAAATGTATGGAAACGAAAACGTCGCCGTGCTCAGTAAGAACGGGACGTACACGACGAAACTCTACAGAACTGACGATTTCTTTGCTTAAAAAATATCCAACACATATATCCAATGCGAACGCTGAAACGCTTTAGATATTTTGGACTTCCGAAGACGACTCGGCGCGTGCATAGAGTCGTCGCGGCGCGTCGCCCTGATGAATTCGATTACGATCACAAGAAGCTCGAAATCACGCGGACAGTGCTCGAACACGTATACGTCTCGCCGTGTTTGAATGAACCGAAACAGGTCACCGCGAGACAGATGCGTTTGAAAATGATACTTCACGAAGCGCTCGATATCGCACACGCCGTGTGTGAACACGGCACGCCTGAACAATGTCGCTTCGCATGGGAAATGGTGGATGAAATCGATGATGCGGCAACCAGAGCTGGTGTCGGGTATCATTAATTTCCTCACGTATAGTACTATGGAGTACGAAAAACTCAAAGACAAAGTCAAGAGCTTGGGTCTTAAAGTGACGAAACGCGTCGATGGAAGACGCGTAAAACTTACGATGAATGAACTTCGTGCAAAACTTCCTAAAAAAGTCAACGCGTTCGAAAAACAGGCGAAGCACGCGAAAAAGTTTATTCGCGTGTGTCGAACCGTCTTGGCTGAAACGCAACCGAAGGCCCCGAAGGCCCCGAAGGCCCCGGTACCAAAGGCACCCCCGGCACCCCCGGTACCAAAGGCACGGTCTCCGCAAAAGAAAAACGCGCGCGCTGCGCTCATGGCAAACCTTAAGGCTAACCTGATAAAGCGCGGACTTGCAAAGAATTAACACCTAAGTCACGTGATATAATTACATTTTCAAGTTCGAAAAATGCCTCTCACCCCCGAAAAGAAGGAGTTCCTCAAGAAGATCAGTGGTGGTCTTCGCGTTCTCATGAGTTGTTCATACAAAGCTGATGAGATCGCGACCGATCCCGAATGACCCATGGCCAGTTTTCGGAAGCAAAGTTTGATACGGTGGTGGATACCGCGTGCGATGACGATCTCGTCAAACTTCTCGAGTATTTTGACGACATGGACATGTATATGAAACGTGTGTATTACGAGGCAAGTTTGCCCATGGATGATGCATATGCATCTCTCATTGAGAATGGAACGTTAGTGACTTTTGATGATTTTAATTCCAAATCTTTGTAACATAAATCTACGGACATCCCCAAAGTTTGGTTGGCTCCACAGGTACCATCGTGACCAGAATCCCGCGGTTGCGACGCCACCTAAAAGCCATTGTTCTTTATCACTCGTGTCAACCTTGAGCATGCGTGTGTGGATCTTTTTTGGGTCTTTCTCTGCCATGATAGATTTGGGTACGTCTCCACCATGGCGGAGTACGTACGAGCGCATTCGTGAAGGATTCTTGTGTTTGGTGTAGTCGGAATACCCGCTGGCACCAAAGTCAACAGTCCTGTCACCTGGCAATATGGCTCGAAACTTCTTCTTTCGATCCGGACTTTTAATAATTGTGACGCGCATGGTACTTGTAATGTACCATTATTTATTTTTGGCATGCACCGCAGTACCCTTCCTTCTTTTCCGTCGGCAAAAGGAACAAACGCTCACCGTGGCGTTGAACCAAGAATAGGTGATCATACATATGCAACAACGCGATCGCGAACATGATGGTCGTCGTGACCGGCTTGTTCAAGTTCTTGTATTGAAACGCAACGTACGCGACCAAGGCTGCGATGATCCACTGAATCATGGTGAAACGGGGCATCGCGAAACGACGCTTCATGTCAGGCGTAGCTTCTGTGGGCTGGGGTGCAAACATCTCAGACTGCTTGTATCCGGGCATTTTTATTATGTACAAAGAAATTAATGTGGAGGATCGTCGTGCTTTTGATAATGTATGATTTTTTCAAGGCACCCATCGATCTTTTATACTTTCAAAATCCATGGAGACCTTTAGTTGGTATACGAAATTCACTCATAGATGTGTGCATGCATAGACGAACATACGACCATAACGACTATCCGGGATTATGGAAAGTCAAGTTACATTTCCCAACAATTCGTCGTGAGTTTTACGAGACGTATTCTAAAATGCGCGCGCATTACTTTCACGATCTCGATACTTGGTTTGACACGCGCGATACATATTACTACTACAAAGCCAAAGACTTTCCAAAATTGTATGCACTTCTGACATCAATTCCGTGCGTCGACGAAGATACCGCGCTCTTTTCCGTGATCGAAGGTCCACTCACGATTCCACCACATAAAGCCGAAAGTAATACACAACTGCGATACCATCTCACATTGGAGAGTGGTAAAGATTGTATATTAGACACGGAGTATGATCACCACGTACATCTCGCGGGTGAAGAATTTCTATTTGATCATTCGAGATATCACGCGCTTCACAAGCGTGGTCACGCGCGTCGAATCACGTTGATTTTAGATATTCGACGGTACTAATCCTGAAAATATTTGTGTGAGATCCGTAAAGTAATCGAACGATGCATCCACGAAATCACCGTCATAATTTCGTTGAAGAATCGCATTCGTATCGACGAGAATGTACAACGCAAACAGAACGACGAACGCTTTCGAGAGTGATCCTCTCTTTTCTTTAGACATCGTGGCGCGTGCAACCATTAAACCCGTGAGTGTCATGAACATGAGAATCGCGAGCGGTAGTATGTCTACATTGAATTGCACGGACACGAGACCGAGTGCAAACATGGATGCAAAGACGACGAGAATGTCCGATAACGTCTCTTGGACGATGCGTGAATCGAGCGTGCGGAATGTGGTGAGAAGTGAACCGAACAACCCCGAAATGATGGTAAAGAGAATGAAACGCGCTTGGATGGGCAAGTCTGCAAAGATCATGACCAATACAGCCAAGGCAAACATGAGTGTGTATGGAAGTACATGTCTCGCGATGTGGGGATTTTTTTGCAACGCCGCAGTGTACGCGACCCCACCCTGAAGAATGAGGTTGGCAAACACTTTCGCCATGAATGGAGCCTTCTTCTTCAAGAGTTCTTTCATTTGTATTACACAGAGATTAAATGTGTGCGACACACGGCTTTGTACATATCCGTGCCACCCACCAACTCGAGTGCATCACTCTTGACGATTCTTTTCGTGAATGGTCCAGGTGTTCCATTACAACAATCCATACACAACGCGGAGAGCTTCACGACATCGCTCGCCATTGGAATACAATCTAGGATTTCTCCAAACTTCTTCTGTTGATAGTCTCCATCGAGACCCGTCAGAATCACCGATTTTTCAAGAAAAAGACACATCTCCACGAACTCTTTGAGATTTATGAAGAACTGGGCTTCGTCAATCGCTACGATCTCCGCTTTACAGAATTCGTCTGTGATGATACACTCGGATATATGATTTATTTTGAGACATGGAAATCGAACACCATCGTGGGTCTTCAGAACTTCATCAGGCGATCGTGTATCTTTTGATGAATTGATGACCACAATCTTCTTACCTATGACATTGTACCGCTTAAGTCGTCTGATCAATTCAGATGTTTTACCAGAAAACATATTTCCCATAATAATCGTGAGACCCATCTCAACTTTCTATAAAATAATCTTTCTTTTTTATAATGGTTGATATACAGCGAGCGTA